CTTCTAAGTTATTGAATGCTTGACGTAAGTCTACATTAATAGAACTCTCTGTGTAGAAGTAAGGAATACCATAAGCAAATAAATAGAATTTACCATCATAATAAGCATTCGTAGTACTTACAGTTACTGTTCCTTCAGGAAAGGTTGTAGTGCTACTAGTAGTGCTTGATGGTAAATCTGGGTTATTAGGACAATCAAAGTTATGAGCCTTAACTGATATAATATTTCTTAGCAACGTTGTACCAGCCATATAGTTGCTCAATATTGATCTAGAAGAATGCCAGTATTTTGGATAGGCTATATTACCTATCTCATCATAATATACATCAGAATCATCTGGAGCATTCACTCTATTATCAATAAAGAAAGGAAGCTTGGTTTTATAAGCAAATCTACCAATGAATGTATCTCCACCAAATGCTACATCTGGTTGAGAACTTGAATAGGTACTAAATATTCTTTGGAACCCTGTATCAATTGTTTGATAAGAATACATTTGTCCCCATTGGTTTGGAAAGATATTCTTTATAGATCCATAGTAAGACAACACTTTAATATCTTCTTGCATCTCTGGAGTAGCACAGTTATTCTTTTGAGAGATTGTGAATCTTGAGGTATCAGTAATTGTACGTTCATTACTAACAAGAAGATTTGGTGTTTCATCCACTCTTGGTATAGTGAAGATATCATCTGCCATTTTTAAATATACAGATGATTCTCTTTGGAAATTGTTAACATTAATCTTATCTCCTACTGATTGTATACCAGGGATAAGATATTGACAGATACTAAGTTCTCTTTGTTTAACTCCTAAACCATTATCAATAGGAACACCATAGTCATATTGAGCTACAGAGTTAAATGAGTATGCATAGTTTCTTCTAGTGATACCATTTATATAAAGTTGTAAGTATGCTTGGAAAGCTGTAAACATTGCTGTTGCATCAAGAGTACCTGTAATCTTAGCAATATTGTAACTTGAATTTAAAGCATCTACTTGAACTTGTTCACTTAATAATTTATATTGAGCATTGTTCTTAACCTTTACAAAATGAGCTTTACCTGCACCAAATATAGCATTCTCCATTTTGATTATACTTCCTAATATAGGTTGTCCAAAAGAAGTTTCTGGAGAATTGAATACATATCTAGCAGGTGCTTCATTATATGAAAATCCATTGAATGGTTGTGGATAACAATTAGTGTTTGTATAGTTAACATTTAACTGTACAACATATTTATTTGAACCACCTATTCTTACAGGAGCAGTTGTAGAATTTACATTTGTTGGTTTACCATAGTAAACAATAACTGAAATAGGAGATAATGTATCAGGATCTGTATATTGAAATTGTGTACTTGCACCAGCTTGTAAACAAGCTATTGTATAAGCTGTAGCAGTTAGATTTGTAATAGTTGGACTTCCTTCTGTTATTTGAGGATCAGTTAAAGAACACTGATTCCATATTTCATAAGTTGTAAAACTTCTTGAAGCTGGTTCATTTGTAAAACAATCAGTATAAGTGATTGATCCAGCATTAGGTCCTGCACTTATTTTATAAGTTTTACATTGTGAATTATAAGCATTATTTCTTTCTAATAAGAAAGGATCTGGATTAAAGTCATTATATGGATAGTTAGCATAATAGTAGTAAGTAGCATTAGGATTACTTGGATCTTCTCTTGTATACTTACCTACGTTTCTTAACATACCTTTAGCCACAATAGAACTGTTTGTAGCTCTATCTCCTCTAACAATCTTATATCCAGCTATCTCATTTTTCTGTACATCAGTTAAATTAGAAGTGTTAATAAGATCTATGATTTGTTCTGTACTAACTTTAACACCAATTGGATACACTGCGTTCTGCTGCATAACTGGTTTAAAATCAGGACTAACTGTATATGCTCCACTTTCAAAAATAGGACTTACAAGAACATCTGGAAACTTATGATGTCTTATTGGTTGATCAGCAAGATCACCCCAAACATTTGGATTACAAGGATATTTATCTGTAGATTCCCAATATCCAAACTGACCATATTGATGTGGTGTAGCATTTCCAATTTTAGGTCCTGTAGCAGTTCCAATTACAGATGCTGTGTTATATATTTTCCAATAAGGAGCTTCTGTTCCACTTCCAATATAATCATAGTTTCTATTGTAACCATCCTTATAAACAGTAACTAAATCATCTATTGTAGCAGTTCTACCAGGAATATGAAAACCATCTGTTTGTTTACCATTCTTTAATAAGAATACTATTTCAAATGCATAAACTTCATCTCTAAGATATCCTCTTAAATTTGCAGTGTTCACTGCATCTGCATAAGTTTCATTAGAAGGAATTCTATATGTTTCCCATAATAAGTCAATCTTATTAGCAATTTGCTGATAGTTCACTCTATCTATAGAAGTTAGGTTATCCCATACTAATATATCCTGTACACTAGTTAAATCCTCAGCAACATCATAATAAGGATATTTCACAAATATGTCTGCAGTGGAAAGAGAGATTTCTGTTTTATTTTGACCTGAATAGGTTATTTGATTTTTTACTCCATCAATGAAATATGTACCTACTAGTTGTACAGTGGCAGCACCATTGATAGTTTTAATAACAGCTATGTTATAATACTCAAAATACCCTGTGATATCTATATTGGTAATATCTAATACAATAGATCTACCCACAGCATAATTAAAATTATTTGTGGTAAGTTGAGGATTAGCAATAGAAATAGGATTGGTTACTGAGTAGTAAGATGTGTAAGCATCTCCAAGAGCACTACAGTATTGAATAGCAAATTGATATGCACCAGCTAATAACTCTCCTTCATTAACAACACTATTGATTACTAGTTCTGGAATACTGAAGTTAGGTTGAATTTTTAACTTGTTACAATCAAGTTCAGGAATGGCTGTTACATTACAAACATTATCACCAATAGTTGAAATATATGGAACATTCTCAATATCTATATATCTTCTAGGATTAACTCCATCTGTCCAATACACCTCAGTGGTACAGTTGGTAATTTTATGTACAGCTTTGTGAATAGGATGATTGATGCTAAAATTAAGACATGGAGAATTAGCTTCCACTGTAATTCCTAAATCAGGATAGGTTGTAGATAATGTATGATATATACAGTCATTATTATCCATATATCCTATTTCAGATCCTCCAGTTAAAGGATTAGCTAAAAAGAATATGTGTTTATTTTTCTCTTGAATAAAGTGTTGTCCAATAAGCTGGTAACCACTAGGAAAATCTAGGCAATGAACATTCCCTTGCTCATTCTGATAGTTTACAGAATTAGCATCAAAGTTTTCCAAGTTAGCATTCAAAGCATAAGTTAGCTTACCTTTCTCAACCTGATTAACAGTTGAGTCCATGTTTAAGCCAATTCTACCAAGATTATATTCTTGCCTAACATTCCCCTGTTGTCCTTGTGATTCTTGTTGTTCTTCAGCCATAATTATTTATTAGTTTCTTCCCCAACCATATGCGTTGTAAGATCTATTAGGTAATTCGTACATATTGAATCTATTCAAGTCATTCTTGATTCTTCTTTGTTTAGTCCAAGGATCTTGTTTCTTAATTTCAATATCAGCCATAATAAATGCTTCATCAGCTAACCCTTTGTAATAAGCTAGCTTTTGTTGTATTTGTTGGAAAGTTTCATCAGTTAATTGGTTAGATAGCATTTCAAATACCTTATACTTAATAAAGTGTTCTACATACTCTCTAATACGAAAGTTATCAGGAATCATTTGATTTCCAATCTGATCATACTCTGTAGCATAGAATATCAAATGAACTGTTCCTTCTCTAAAGTTGGTAACAAATTTGTTATCTCTAATATCAAATGAATCATAACTAGCTGAGCCAGGAGTGAATTCATGAATTGGAGGTGGTGGAGTGTAGAACTCCCATGCATTGGTATATTCTACATCACAGTTCTTTCTTACAGATATATTACCTGGTTTAAGCAAGTATTCATTTCTGTAAGCTCTAGCTACTGATTGATTGGTTTTATATACAGCTTGTATAATTTCAGGCATACACTCTCCTGAGCAGTTAGTATCATTACATACAGGATTAACACAAGGTCCTGTACTTCTAGTAAGAGGACTCACTTGTATTGTTGTTTGACTAGATGCTTGAGAGTAGAAAGAATTAGCTGTTTGAATAGGATAGTTAGATGGTATTTCTGTACACATCCAAGCTTCTCTCACAGCATAAAAGTTATCTGGAAGTCTAGCTTCAAAATCGTTTATATGCAAAATATCTTCAGAGATGACATAAGTTGCTCTGCCTAGCTTCTTTAAACACTTGTCTAAATAAGTAGGGAACAATAGATCATCTACTGCACCTGTATCAAAATAACTTTTTAATTCTTCCTTAACGGTTGCATAAACTGGTTGAGGAGAAACAAAGTTGTACTTGTAATAATATGACATTTCTTTTTAATTTTTCCATTCCCTGTAAAGGTGCTGGTATTTATCATTAGTCTTTATGTAGTGTGAAAGTAACCTAGAGGTTACACGTGAGGGCTTGAAGTACCAGAGATTTATATTTCTCAATCTAGCAGACTCTTTAAACCACATCCATCCAAAGAAGTAACCTTCTGTATGATAGTTGAAGTTGTATATACGTTTTCCCTTCTCTTTAGACTTTTGCCAGTCTACTGGAAGGTTAACTATTTCTTTTCCATCAACCGTCTTTAATTTCTTTCTTTTCTTCTTATTAATTGAGAACTCTCCAAATCCAAATGGAAGTCTCGCTTTCTCTCCAGTTTCTAAAATATAGTTCTTGAATGATTCATTATATTGATATATAATGTTTCTCCACTCATCAAATGAAAGTTTGATTGTAGGGTTCTTCTTACAGAAGTTATTGTAGTTTTCTTTACTGGAGCTTCTCCAATCTATCTTTATCCTCATATTACACTTTAGTTACTTGGTCATCTTTAGTATCTGCTGTCTTATCATCATTAATTCTAAAGTATGTCTGTAGTAACTTTTGTGTTGTCAGTGCTAGCACCTGTTGTTCTAAATAACCAGGGCAAGCATATTCTTTGTCTAATGGGTTCTTGCAATAATCTTCATCAAGAACAACTGGAACTGGTCCACATCCACATTCTGGATACATTAAATCATTTGGTACATCTTCCTCAAAGAATGCAGCAATTCTCACTGCTTTCAACATTGGATTGCTTACATATAGATAATCATTAGCTATCCAGTAGTAAGTTTGATTTTTAATAATAGGAAGTTGTAATAAGTTTAAATATCTGTTAATTGTAACTTCTTTAAATTTAGTTCCCTGTCCACCCATTGCATTAATAGACCATACCCCTTGAATAAGATACTGATAATTACCTTCAGATATACGAGGAATCTTAAACTTAGTTCTTGCCACTTGACATGGATCTGTATATCCACAACATTCAGAGATAGGAACTTCAATAAGTTCTAAGCAAGGAATAGTAGTGAATACAGTGTCAGTAGCCCAAAGCTTTCTGAGGTTTGCCTCACGCTTGATTAATAATTGTGTGTTAACTCTGATCTCAGAAGCTATTACTCTGTCTGTAATAAGGTTATCCGTGGATATGAGTTTATTCATACCACGAACATCTGAGACCATTTTTCTTAATGTTGCCATTATAAATACTGTTTGAATATATTTGTCATTCCTGAGTATTGGTCTATTAAGAATCCTGTCACTTCAGCTTTAGATATTGTGTGACCATTCTTATCATCCCAAAGACTCTTTGCATTTGAGAATGCTGGAATTTGGTAAAATTTGATACCATTGAAGTCATGACTCACTTCATGGTGTTTATCTCCTGTGAATATGTAGAAGTTGTTATGGAAAGACCAATTGTTCTTAAACTCTATTGGAAATAATGCAGCAAGCTTTGCAGGCTTGATAGCATCTCCATGATTAAACATCAATGCTGATTCACCATAACTTATGTACTTTCTATACTTAGGAGAACAGTCAAAGGTTAATCTGTCTGTGTTTCTAAAATAAGTTTGTAACCAGTTCACCATATGCCATCCTACAAACTCATCATGATTACCTGCTACATATACAACATTTACATTTTCTGCATATTGTAATAACATTGTAATCATCAATATCTCATGCTCACATATGAACTGAAATGAATCATGATATGTGTGAGTATTTGTCTGAGGAGTTCCTTTGGTAGTCATACCAGAGTATTCACTATTGAACTCATCAGAACCAATGATGTATGTAATTTGTTCTAGATTGTTTGAAAGCTGTGCTTGATTAGCAATCACCTCTATCTTAAACATGATTCTAGAAAGTCTATCTGCTATATCATTATTGCCATCTATATCATATTTGTTTAAGTGGGAGTCTTGCTTATTGATAACCAACATAGCATTACCTTTACCTTCTACAAACTTAGGACTCATAATGTCTTGACTTACAGGCTCATATGAAGCTAAAAAGTCCACAAAGGCATCTTGAAATACTTGCTCTGTAGACTTCTTTCCTAACCAAGCTTTTACTTGCCAGTGAGGAGTTTCTTTATTTCCCCAGTAGTTCTGTACATATTTAGTTATCTCCCATTTATCTGTATCTATCTTACACTTCTCAATAAGATCCTCAAGACTTTTAACTTCTTCAGATAGATTAGCTACCACCTCTCCTGTACCCTTAGTTATATCTTCTGTAAATCTAACTATCACATCTTCCAAATCTGCTATGTAATTTCCAACTTCTGCCTCAATTTCTGTAACCTCTTTTTGTCTAATGTCTGCAAGAAGTTCATCAACTTCTGCTTCTGTAATTCCTAGCTTTTCAGCATAATATTTCTTTGATTTCTTCCAGTGTAGCATTTGTTGAAGTTGTTCCAACAGACTTTGGTTCTCAGACATATAGTTAAGTTTGGTTAAAATTACCGTAAAGGTAAGAACTATTTTTGATATTCCCAAAAATATACTAACTAATTTAATTAATGAAAATAACTAATTTGATTATAAATTAAACAAAAACCCCCAGCCTAGAAAGGCCAGGGGATACCTTGGAAACCAACAACCAAGGTTTTTAACAATTATGCACACTCATTGTAGATGTGTACTGTATAACTTACTCCTCCTGCTAAAAGTGTACTTCCTTCAGAATAATTAGCTGCAGGTGCACCATTTATTGATATAGGGATGGTTACATCTGTTATACGAACAGTTAAGCTTGTAGACCAAGTACCACTACTGAAAGTAGGCACATGAGAAGTTACTGTATTTCCAGGAGATAGCGTAAGAAGATTTCCACTTAATGTAGCACCTGTAACAGCTCCTGAGCAAGAACTTGTAGGATAACCGTCTGCTGTAATAGCACCAGCAACTACAAGAGATACTGTGGTAGGTGTACTTAATGTGAATGTGAATGATGATGAATATTTATTATAAGCTATGTACAAATCTCCTACTATGATAGTAGTAGTTGTACTAGTGGTAGAACTTGTTGTTGTAGTGGTAGTGTTACCATTTACAACTAAATAAAGCTGTGTAGTACAAGTTCCTGTAGATTGAACTAATACAGTGGTAGTTCCATTAGGTACAGTGGCATAATAGCCAGCTATTAAATCTGCTCTAGATATACCTGTTGCTGTAGGTGTAGTAAATCCATCTACATCTGAATATATGTCAAAAGGACCTACACTAGATCCAGCTAACGTTAATGTTATTAATACTGTCATTTAAATTTGGTTTAGCATTGGTTTATAATAGTGCAAAGTTGTGCTTTTAAAATTGGATCATTTGCAATAGCAGCTAATACATCCGCAGCACTTACACTTAATTTCTCATCTATTTTCTCAAGAGCAATAGTTAAACTATTGTTGGTATTCACTCCTGAGTTAGGAAGATTTGGTCCAACATATAATACGGTGTTTGAATTAGGAACACCAGGAGGATGATAATAATAAGCCTCCCAACAATCCATTCCAGGTAAGCAAGACATTTATAATTGATTTAAAATATTAAGGAATATACATGATATAATAAGCTGCAATAACAGGTTGAATATTAGTGTGTGCTACACTATTACCTACATTAGCATTTACAACACCTACAGTTACATTAGTTGATACAGATGATGTATCACCAAGAGTTGCTAATGGAGTTGTTGAATTAGATAATCTATAACTACCATTTCCACCTTCAGCCATTTCTACTTGTAGAGTGCCTCCAGGACCAAGAGTTGGACCACCTGCTCCATTTGTACCAACTGAAGCAAGAGCATGCGTATGAGGAGCCTCAGTAACAGTTACTGTTGCAGAATGTGTATGTGTAGGAAGATTATTTAAACCTAGCACCACTGAGTTTATACCACCTGTATCTCCTAAATCATAATTAGGATTTCCTGTATATATAGGATCTACAGAAGGATTCAATGGTCCACCAGGAACATTCTTAATAGC